GGACGCCCTCTCCTGGGCCAAACTGCAACATATCATTATCTATCGCAGTAATAAATTTATTGGTATCGGCTAATTGCAGATCCAATTTATCCATAACGTCAAAATCTTTAAGTTCATCATCAATTAAAGTAGTTGGAACAGTAGTAGATAAAGGAGCGCTTTCGGCAATTTCTTTTTGAGCGTCTAAGTAGCCTTGATCGACGCTGTATGTATAGTTGCCGTCCTCGTCAACCGTTCTTATTAATCCGTCCTCTGTGACTGTCGGCTCCAATCTAGCCAATCTGTCTCTTTCCATTTGATACATATTTTGAATTGTAGATCCGTCGCCTAATTCCAGGCCAATAGACATTGCCTCTTCAAAATTACCGTCTTTGTACGCCTGGGCCATTCGTTCTTGTAGTTCTATTGTTTTATTTTCTTTATCTATTTTTCTTTGACGATCTTCTTCTTTACGGATCCTATCTAGTTCCGCGATTTTATTTTGCTCTCTTGTTGCTCTTCTTTGATTAACAGTATCAATCGCCGTGTTATCTCCTCGTATAACTCCGCCCAGGGCGTATAGTAAATCTGACATACCCTGGCCTTTTGCCGTTTGTACGTTTTGTTTATATTTTGCTAATTCATCTGGAGTTAGAGCATTGATATCTGTTTGATTTAAAATATCGTTAAAGCCTCCCATTCTGGCTAGTCTATTTGTAAATCCGCCAGGAGCAAATTGTGGAGTTATAGGTGGAGTAGATCCTCCAGGTTTTTTCCCAATACTCATATTTATAACCTCTCATAATTGACGCATAAGTATCCGGTATCTTTATCCTGGAATACTGCGTCTGGATTAATAACTTCCGCTCTTTGTGCGATTACACCTATTGTCGGATAATCTTCAGTTATACCAATATCCTTGGCCTTGTCGTTCCAATCCCATTGATATATTTCGTGTCCGTCTTTTTGTGTATATAAATAAGTTATGTTTGTTTTTAAGCGTTCGTCTGAAAATAAACTCGCTACTTGTAAACCGGCTCCTAGAACGTCTCCCAATCCGGTTTTTTTCTGCGAAGTCTGTCCGCCTAACATTGGAACACCGCTAACCGCAGAGGCTAAAGCGCCTAATTGATCGTAAGGTGTTTTCAATCTTCTATCGAATTCAGATCTCTGCGCGTCTAATATAGATTGTGCATAGTTTTGATCTAGTAAACCTGATTGTTGCAATCCTTGTAATCCCGTTTGTTGAGCGCCCAGGATATCTCCATATAATGCCCTGGATCTGTCTAAAGCCGCGTCGTCTAACCTGGCTTGATCTAAAGCGGTTTGTTGATCCATTTGGGCCGTGCCAAATTGTAGATCTGCTAATTTATTAAAGTAGTTTTGACCTAGATTTTGATTTGCTAAAGCAAACTGATTTAAGGCCGCTTGATTGGCCATACTAACCGCTCTATCTGCGTCTAGCATTGCTGTATCTGCTTGGAGCGCTCTTTGAGCGTCCGACGTTGCTAATTGTGCGGCCGTGTCAAAACCTCTTTGATTTTGTTCTGCTACAAAGTCTGATACTTGTTCTTGGAAATTTTTATTTGTTTCGGCCTCTAATAATGCTCCTCTAGATCCTCCAAAAGCGCCAGATCCAATCTGCGCGTCTTGATCTGATTGTAATTGCATTAATCTCGCTCTGTTTAGATCTCTGACGCCTTGATCCGTCACAATGTTTTGATAAGGATTTAGATAGTTTCCAATTTTTCCTAAAATTTCTCCTCTATCAAGATCTCTAATAGATCCTCTGTTTACTTGATTAGCGGACGCGTCTTGAGCGCGGCCCAACATAGGATTAAAACCAACATCTCTCACGTTGGCTCCGGCCCCAACCATACCCATAAGACCGGCGGTTGGATCAAATCTATTTGCTTGATTAAACAGTTGCCTATTACCCGCACTTGCGGCCTTAGTGTTAGCAGATTGATCCGCTACCATTTGGCCTTTGTAGCTTTCAAAAGGAATATTTGCTACTTGTCGGCCTTTTGCATATAGATCCTGGAAGGCTTGTTTTTGATATCCTGGAACGGTGGTGGTAGTTGTTGATTTTCCTTTACTCATAATTCTAAATCCTTACTTATTAAATTTTCTGACTTAAACCCAAGGTGTTTAATTTTTTTTATCCAACCAGGGCGGCCTCCTCCGTAAAAACGTGTTGCGCCTATCCTCCTGGCGAATTCTTCAATTAAAGGCAACATTGCCTCTAACTCTTCATATTTGCCTCCGCAAAATAATAAGTTGATTGTTGTTTTTTGCGGAAAGTAATTGACCTCGGTTATAAAAGCAGATTGTTTTCCTGGCCAGAGTTGGAAAGTTCCGTCGTATATTTTAGCCTCTACATCTTCTAAAAGATAGAGATCCTGATGTTTTATTGCCGGAGCAATATACTTTTTTGCGATCTCCCATTCCTCTTTAGGATACGAGAGTTGTTGTAATGTTTCCGGCATTATCTACTCCTATTTTATATTTAGATCCGTTAGGGGAAACAAGTACGATTTCCGTACCGTCTAGATCTCCTATTTCAAATCTTTCGCCTTTAGCAACGGTTATTCCCGTTATATATTCGATTTCATCAATCAAATAATTTAAGTAATCCTTGGGATCCTGGCCTTCCGCCGGACGCGATAACGTTCTACGAGCCAATTTCTTTACCTTCTAATTTTGCCATTTTTACGTTTTTTTCTTGTTTGTCTTTTCTATCAAGTAAACCTTTTAAAGCCATACCGGCAAAAGGAAGGCCGGTTGCGGCCCCTAATAAACCGCCAAATATATTCATTGGCGAAAATAGATCTCTAAATTCTGGTTGATCTATTGTGTTATATGCCAGGCTATCTATAAGGCCCATATTAGTTGTCGGATTTACGCCCATACCCAGGTTATAAGATCCTAAAACACCTCTCGTTGCGGCCCCAGGATCTACTCTAGAATATGCGTTGCCTAACGCTCTTTGTACGTCGTTATTATCCGGGCCAAATCTATTAGCCTGGGCCATTAATCCGGCGGCGGCGGCTAAGTCATTTGGAGAAACAGATCTAAAAGTTAAACCTCCTCTTTCCTGGACGATTGATTGTGTCAACGGATCTACTTCTGCGGGAGCATTTCTCATATTGGCCCTGGCTATTGCCTCGCCTAATTGTTTTGAGTATGCCGTTCCTCTATTGTTAGATCCATAACCGGCCCCAGAGTTTCCAGGATTGCCTCCTCTACCGCTACCTTGAAATCCTCCTCTGTCTCCGTAATCTGGCATTTTAGTTTCCGTATAATTGTTTATGAAGTTTGATAACTTCCCATTCTAAATATTTGATCTTTTCGTTTTGCTCTACATCCAGGGGCAAGATACCTCCGCTTTCCCATTCTCTTTGCCATTGTGCATTTGTTTTTATATCTTCTTGCATTGCCGCTACCTGGTTTTCTAAATAATCTACTTTATCCGTTAAAGTGACATAGGTATAAGTTAAGGCCCCAATCGCTCCGATAATTTGTATCAAATACGGCAAACTAAAAGTCATTGAGGATCTATCTGATATTGTTGTTTTACTCACTTATCGCCTACCCCTTGGTTTTACATCTAACCTAATATCTCCAACCTGGAAGTCTTGATTTGCGTCGCCCGTGACATTTAAAGAAACAGATCTAGCACTAAATCTCGCGTCGGAATATCCGTCGGCCTCAAAAGTAAAATTGCCAAAATCTGTTTCAGATCCTAACGGCGTTTGTTTACCTTTAAATCCTAAAGTCACTCCAGGAAGATTTGTTGCCTCACTATCTGGGAGGATCTGATTTACTTGCATAATCCTATCGCCCTGGCCTAATTGTATTGGGCCGGTTTTGCAAAATGGAATATCAGTATTATTTGGAGAAGTTAAAATCGAGTTTGTTTCGTGTTCGTATAGATTACCGCTACTATCTCCAGATATCGGATATGGAAATACTCCCTGATCTAACCAGAAGGATCTATCCATAGATCCGGTCGCCCAGGTTTTTTCCATATAGTTCCAAATAACATATTTGTTTGGTACTAAACTATCGCCTCCAGGAAAAAACCACCAGATCTCATTAAAGAGTTGATTATGTCCTCCGCAAGACGAAGATCTGTATTGATAATTTATATTGTCAAAAACAAAATCGTGAACGTCTGAGGGCAATTTTTGTACCTGGCCCGTATAAATATAAAAAGAGTTATCGCCCATATAGGCAATAAAGTTTCCGGCATTTACTACCGTTCTCATACTTGCGGCCCGACAATTTTGCCCGGCGTCCTGGATCCCATAAATAAATGGCGCTCCGGTGTAATAAACTTTATTTAAACCAACGTCTGTAAAAACAATAATATCTGCATTGAATTTTACGGCCCCTTGTATAAGACCTCCAGAAGTCACTCTAAGATCTCCGGCCGTGTTTGTGGCCGCCGGTGTCCAGGTTGTATCTGTTTCTCTGCTTGTCCAACGTATTTGTCTAGGATCTCCGGTATTACCGAAAGCAAATAAGTGTCTTTCATTTGTGACCAAAACACCTAAAGATCCGGTTGGGGAATTTGTTAATTGTACGGCCTGACTATCTGGTGTTGGAGGCGTTGTTCCTGATCCGTTGTCTGGCCTCCATTTATAAATTTTGTTATCAGATCCGCAAACAAAAATTAAATTTTCTCCAAAGTTTGCAAAAGAAAAAGGTTTTGTATTGAAAGCCAATCCAGATTGAGATCTCGCGTCTCCGTAATCTTCACGGCCATAGTGATAGGCCCCGAAACCTAAAGGAGAGGATTGTGCGTCTCCAACAAATCCGGTTGGTGTTATGTCGTACCATTGGTTGTCATAGTTGACGTAAACTTTTTGACGCGTACCGATTGCTAAAACTTTTTTATTTGTATTCGTATAGTAAGCGTAGGCCCCAATCGGAGTACCAACAACCGGCGTATCTCTTAACTTTTGCCAACCGCCAATATTTTTTAAATAACCATTTTCAAAACGAATAAGATTTCCGTCTATCCAGGCATTTTTATTGGCGTAATCAGTACCATTCTTTTTTATGCCAGGAGGAGGTGTTATTGAGATATAGGGCATTTTATCCTCCGAAAATAGATCTTAAAATTGGAGCGTAAGTTAATCCGGCTCCAAAGGTTGTATTTATAAAAAATATAATTCCGTTAAGAATTACTAATTTGAGGCCTAAAAAAATAATTAGGATCCAAAGAATAGTTTTGAATAATCCTTTTTCTTTATAGACCTTTTTTATTTTTGTTAAAATCGGCCAATTCCATTTTATATAACTTCTGCGTTCCATAACTTATCATCATAATTTGGATGTATCGTGTCCATACGAGCAAATTTAGGCAAAGTTTTTACATACTCTGCATAAACTTTTGGCGTAAAAATATTGAAACGATCTCTCACTTCTTGAATATCTTGTTCTAAAAATTCTATTGGAGAAAATAATGCTAGTTCTTTGTTTACACCTTTAGATAATTTCAAACACTCTCGCCAAACTTTCCAAGGTAATTTGCTTTTAGTTTTTCTTGCCATTTTCCAAGTACCAAAAAACCCGGTTAAGTGAGGCGGAAAAAAATTAAAGATCCTGGCCGTAATAGTTTGGATCATAGCCTCGCCCATTGGCGTAGTATCGTATCTAAATAAAACGTGCCAGATATCGTGCGATAAAAGTAAATGCCTGGAGGCGTTCTCTCTTATGTCGTCACTAAATGAATTATAAACATTATCAAATTTAGAATTTTCTCTTCTCTCTTCTTTTTTAAATCTTTGGTTATAAAGTTTTTCAATTCCGTAATCTTTTATTAAATGATAATAGTGTGCGCCAACCGTGTTAGCCGGTAGCGATTTCAAATACTCATAATTCATTAAGGTTGGGATCACTTTTTTTTCTACATATTCTCGATCATTCCATTTGCGGCCCCAAATTATATTTCTACCATTTTCAGAAACTCTATTTTTTAACATCATCATAGGGCCAAAAGGTATATTCATTTCTCGATATAAACTTACGACGTGATCTATACGACTTTCGCCGGTTAGATCATCAACCATTGGCTCTAAATCATTGCCTTCTCCATATGTTGTAAGAAGGTGTTTTGTGCTTTGATACATTTTTACTAAATTCCACGCCATTTTATTTACCTCGTCATTAAAATTATTCTTGCAGTTAGATCGCCTTTATTTCTTATATCGACGCTATCGCTCTCTAATCTTTTAACTGCATATTGTTCAACCGTTCCCGCGCCGTTTCTCAAAGTACATCTTTGAGAAAAGAAAACGTAGTTATGATCTTTAGTTTTATCTTTTTCTAAAACTTTAAGATCTCCTGGCCTAATATCCAGGATCTTAATTTCGTAATCATTATGATCTGTAAGCATACAAAACATTCTAGTTCGCATTGAAGTAGCTTTCATTATTCCTGGTACCGCTAAATTCCATTGTTGAGACATTGGAGAAAGTACGTCGTAATCGCAGTTAAATTGATAGCTACTACAAAACTTTTTATTACTTATGGCCTCTTCTGTTTCGCTTTCAGTATATACACCGTTTCTAATTTTATCGTTGGCCCATAATTCTTTTAAACGATCAACGTCGGATGATTTAATATCTTCTTGATCCCAATACATTTCGTTATCTAGAGATCCTTGTATGCAGATCAATCTATTTTGCCTTTTAAAAATTTTATCGCTTTGACTATCGTAAACTAAATTATTGCCGTCCACGTTGTCCTCAAGTTTTTCTCTTTGTATTTTATTTCCGGTACTTCCTTCAACGATTGTGATTTGCATTTCGTTATCAAAATTATGTACCCAGGAAGGATATTTGCAGACAAATTCGTAAACAACCGACATTATATTTCCTCCGTTTGTGTTATTGGCATTTTTGACGGAACAAAAATATCCTCTGGAGAAGGATTTGGTTGTTCGTCTTGTTGTTGCTCTTTTTCTTGTTCGTCTATCATTAATTACTCCAATAAAAATTTACAGTTCCGCTTGTAGGAAGTTGAGAAATACTCGTGTTTGTTGATGAGATACCCGACCAAGTAGTAAAGTTTTGAGACGAGTTATAAATGGAAGTCATTGCATTTCCTAAGTAATCATTAAATTGGCTATCAAAAACATAAGCAGATCCATTTCTTAAATATCGAAATCCTGTGACCGACTGTAAAGATTGACCGGCGTAATTTCCGGTAATGAGGATTGTGTGTGATTGAAAAATTCCTCCCGTGTTGCTGTAAATTGCTATCAAATCAAAAGTTTTTCCATTAACTGTAAATGTTCTATCAGTATAAGATCCGATTGCACTTCCAAGACCGGCAATACTATCGGCATAACCTTTATAAGTGGCGGCATATTTTCCGGTTGTACTATAAGATCCGCAAGTAATTGACGAGCCGTTAGGAGTAGAGGCAGAGGCCCCGTACCATTCAGAAAATGACATTTGTACGCCAGATCCTTTGCCAATCAAATTCCTTATATCTGCGTCATTCAAAGACGCCTGAGTTCCAGAAGATCCTCCCGCCTCAATATGTATCGCGTTCAAACTCAACGCGCCGCTAGTAGGTAATGCCATACTAAGCCTCCTTAGACTTTAGTTCGTCTATTTCTTTTTTGAGTTCTTTGATCCCTTCTATGAGTAGCGGTACGAGTTTTGCATAATCTACTGTTAGATAATTTTCTCCTGACATTGAAACAATAGATCCGTCGTCTTTTGTTTCCATATCAAAAGGCGCCAGGCTAACAACCTCTGGCATAATTTCTTGTACTGCTTGAGCGGAAATACCTATTTGTTCTTTTTCGTCTGTATAACCAAAAGATTTAGCAAGATCATTATTGACATATTGGAAACCTTTTAATTTTAAGATCTTGTCTAAAGGATTATCTATATTGCCAACAATTTCTTTTAATCTTTCGTCCGAATAATAAGCCGTGATATTTGACGTACAAGCGATTTGAGCGTTCATATATAACGCCTTAGATCCATAGTTTCGGATCCAGGTACTATCATTCATTGTCCAACCGCCGCCGTAAGTTTGCCAATAAATACCGTCCGCTCCATTCACTCTAAACCAATCATTCGCATAGATCTGATTAAAGGTTGGATTGGATGTTGTATCTAGGGCCTGATTAGCCGTGTAAGTTGTATAACCAGACGGATTGGCGTCACTATAAGGAGTAAATCCTAAAGCGCCCGTCACGTCTGAGGATGTTATTGCGGCCGTATAAAAAGGCGCGGCCGTATTTGTTGCCCCGGTTGCTATACCGTCTAATTTAGATCCGTCGGTTGCTACGTCTCTTCCGTCAACCGTTCCTGATACTGTTATGTTTCCGGTTATATCTACACCGCCAGAGGCCGTTGCTAATTTTACTGAGTTATCGTGATAAAGACTTACGGCTCCGTCCTTAACAAACTTAGCCATAACCTCGGATCCTGAATGAGATCCTATTTCTACACCGTCCGTTGTGTCGTCTGATTGAATAGCTACTTTACTAAGGCCCCTGATTATATTTGTTGCGCCAGAGTAATAGATCTCTAAATTATCAGTAGATCCAAAAATTGCTTTTTTATTATCGTCAAAATTTGCACTTGCAAATCTAATATTAACCTCAGTACCGTTGGCCGCAAAAATAGCGTCCAGACTGTCTAGATCCGTATTTATTTTTCCGCCCCAGGTGTCGGTACTTGCGCCGACTTCTGGTTTTGTCAAATTTAAGTTATTAGTAAATGTATCTGCCATTTTAATTCCTCATAAATGTTATGGTGTATTTGCTAGTTTTTGCTCCGTCCATTCTGTTTGAGGAACATTCTGAATTATCCATTTTAATTCACCGTCGGCGGAAATACTAGATGATCCCGCGACATTGCCTACACCAAAATATCTTCTTACACCGATAGAAGATAGTCCGGAGTTCGGAGATAATGCGCTTTGTCCAACAACCGTGAATACACTTTCGACGCCGCCAACGTCGGTAGATATATTTCCGATCCCGCCCATATTGGCATTATCGTAATTAAAATAATATAAAGTTGGCGTACTTGCGGTTATTGCTATTCCCAAGTAAGCGCCTGGTTGCCCTGGAGTTCCGTAATAAGTTTGTCCAGGATAAATAATACTGTCATAAACAAAAGCAGATCCAGACGATACGTTGATCGTGCCGCCCATACCAGAATGAATTTGACAATAATAATTTAAGTTTGGCGTTGATGAAGTGACAACAATGCTTGTATAGGCTCCAGAAGATCCAGGAGTTCCGTATGTTGTGACTTGAGTTGTATATTCAGATCCTCCGCCGTGCGTACCATTAGGAGTTGTTGAAAGTCTTAATGGATGATTTGCATTACTAGGATCTGATTGATCGAACGTATAAGTATTGCCAGGAACAAAGTTAATTGTTGGCGATACTACGCCGTCTAAATAATATTTATTACCAGATCCATATGAGTTAGTACCTGACGCAACCGTGACCGCATATGTTTGACTACTTCCGGATCCTGGCCCGGTTGCAGTTTGAGCGGATCCGTCTGCTTGTATGCCCTTCCAATTTGTAAGGCCTACTCCAGAGGCCATATCTGCGCTAGTGTCTCCGTTATATTGATAAACCGGTTTTCCATTGATAGTTAGCATTTGAAAACCAGAAACAAGTACAGATCCAATAGTTGCCGTTATTCCAGGATCTTTAGTGACAGTTGTTGTCGGAAAAACGTAAGGATGATCTGATCCGGTAAATTGCGGTTGTCCGCCGTTTGTATCTAGATCATAAAAATATAAAGTCCTTCTTTCATTTGATCCCGTGCCTCCAGGTGTGTTCGAGGTACTTGCGGCCATAATTTGTAAATATTCATTATTAGACGCGTCTTTTCTTAATGAAATATGCGCTCGAGACGTATTTCTTGGCCCGTCTGGTACCATTGATAAATTAACTTTGTAGTTTGTATTTGACGATTGATCTTGTAGCAGTCTGACCGTGTAGTTCGGTTTTAGAGACATTGGCGTTTGAACGTTTGTAAAATCCGAGGTTGTATGTTCATAGACATATCGGCCGTTTTGTAAATGAACGACCATAGGAATATCCTGAGTTGTATATTGCGGATTTAACGTTGATACGTTTGAGATCTCTCTAGCACTTGAGACGGCTCCTAGATCTATTTGAGTACCGACACTAATTGTTGATGAAGTACCTAAAGGATTTACCTGGCCTAATTTAATTTTTAAACCGGCTTGAGTAGATCCTGAGACTGCGGATATTGGTAATGCGCCTAATTTAATTCTAAGGCCGGACGTAATATTATTTGAGGCCGCAGAAATACTCGTTGCTCCCAGATCTATTTGATTACCGGTTGCCGCCAGGCCAGATTGAGGAAGTATAAATACTCCGGCTTGATCTATCTGTATGCCCTGGGCGAACGTGCTAGATGTTTCTGTAATTGGTAAAGGGATCCCTAACTTCAATCTTTCAGAGATTACTAAGAGATCTGAATTTTGTTGCGAAGTTGCCGCTCCGTGAAATTTATGATTGCCGATCGCCGCTACTGACGCGACGGCCGCTATTGTCTCTGGGCCTTGTAAATTAAAATTAACCGTAGGTGTATTGCTAACGGTTGCAGACGCAGAGATCTGACAAGCCGCAAAATGATATCCAGGCGTTCCATATCTGGAACGCCCGTAAAAATACGATCCATAAGGAACAGAGGCCATATCTTAATCCTCTGTATTATGTGAGCGTTATATCTATTGCACTTGCGTTGAAACGAAACACGTCTCCATTAGAGACTGTTTTAGAAGTTGTCAAAGTACCATAGGCTAATAAGTTGCCAGAGGTTAATGCGTCATATACTCCCATTGCAACGACAGTACCATAATCCGCAGTTGCAGTAGCGTACTCGATTGCCGCAGTATTTGACGCGGTATCTCCAGACACCGTGAAAGCCGCCGTTTGACGTGCATATGCGCCTCCAGAGACTTCCGTTCCGCCGCCCGTGTCACTTGGCGCCGCAGTAAATAACGCGACGTATAGTGTCGTAGGAGCGGTATATGCAGATCCTCCGAAAACGTGTTCTAAGACTTTTGTTTCTAAATAATTACTAAATCCGGCCATTTGTTCCTCCTTATAAGATTAAGATTTGTAGTAATAAACTTGCGATTTTGGTTTTCCATAAGTTCGTCTTTTTAATAATAAGGATCCTTTATGGTAATCCGCTTTCGCTTGTTGTTGCCTCAATTCTTCCATTGCCTTTTCAAAGTATCCGGAAAAAACGGGCAAACGTTCATCCTCCATTAAATAAATAGAGGCGTGTTTTAAAGCGCCATATAAATAAACGTCTGGCGCGGTACGAGATAAAAAATTCTCTGTATTGGTTGTTCCCAGGGGAGGGATCTCTGCATAGTAAACTAATTGCAAATTATAGGATCCAGAAGGTGTCGGGGCCAATTCCATAGTATCTCCGTCGATAGCAAAGTAAACCGGTTGTCCGGTTGGATCATCATTAGCAGTACGATAATCATCCATACTCTCTAAAGATAATTGCTTTAGTGATACAGAGGGATTAGTTCCCTGGAGATCTACATTGATTGCTCCAAGCCAATCTCCTGGAAGTTGTAAATATTGATTGTCTGCATTAGCTATAACTCTTTTGACCATATCTTTATGGCGAAGTTTTCTATTAACTTCGGCCTCAGTATTTTTAATAAATGTATCTAGTTGATTTGTTAGATCCGATCTATTTAGATACTCGGCTATCTGAGTTTTTAGTTCTGCATACGTCATATTTAAACCTTACCTGGCCAAGATCTAAACATTTTATTATTTGGATCATTAAGCCATTTTTTCCATTGAGCGCGATCTTTGTGCCAACCTTCTTGCACGGCCTTTTCCCATATAACCAACGGTACTTCTGCAACGTGTCGAAAATCTTTACTAGGATTTTGCTCCGCCAGGTGTTTCGTATATTCAATAGTTTTAGAAACATCTTGCGTTGTTTTTAAATATCCGGCGTCGTCCTCAGTTATAAACTGAGAAACTAGGCCAGATTTATTTGCTATAAGAGTACTCTTCATCTTAAAGATTGGAGGGCCTAAACGGCCCTCCGTAAATCATTAAGTAGTTAAGTCTGCAACAATACCGTGAGCGGCCTCGTTCGATACTTCTAAGCCGTATTCGGCTACAAGCATTTTAGTTTCCGCGTCTCCGATTGTTGAGATATCAACCGTCGAGAAGTTTCTCAAGAAACACACTTTCGCATATTCCGGATCTACCAATAAAAGAGATCTGTCTCTAGATCTGTTTGAAGGTATGATTTGGAGTTCTCCAAAATCCGAAGCGTAGATACTGACACTACTTGAAATAGTACCGGCGTCAACAGTTGCTCTAGTGTTTGCTCTACCGGTAAAGCCAGAAATTACTTGCTTATTAACCGGCCCGGCGATTGCCAAGTTTGGCTCTGCTCCGTTTGTAAACATACTTTGCAGAACACCTTTTAACAATGCCTCAGTTAGCGCACGTCTGTTAGCGTTAGTGGCGTCCGTAGCGGCGGCACTTGCGGATCCGTTGGATCCTCCCGTTCCTCTGCTTACGTTAGTTGATACCCAGGCCTCAAAAGATCTGGTTGCTCTTGCAGTAGTAGCGTTCCCGGCATTTTTAGCCTGGTTTTGACATAAAGCAGTTTCCATATTTCTTTTTAATGCTTTAGACATAATCGCTAGTTGATGAGCCATTTCTGACCTTTTGCCTACTGCGTCAACCGCGTTCTGAGATCCAGATACAGTTGCGTTAATTGAATTGATTTGACACACGTTGCTCTCTCTAACAGTAGGTGTAGAGGCCTCTCTAGTTATTTCAAAACCTTCAAGTTCTCCGGTTGCACTTACAGTTGGAAGGCTCTCAGTTTGCCAATCAAAAGTTGTGTTGTTTACGTTTTTCGTGCCTAGCGCAGACATAAAAGGCGTTGCACTTGGATCTATATTTGCAATTAGATCCGAAATTTCTTCCCTATTTGCCTGGGCGTCGTACGTCGTAAACGCGTTGCTAATTTTAGCCATTTTACTTTCCTCCTTACGAAAAGTTTAGTTAGATTAATTTTTCAAAGACTGCGGCCGCGTCACTTGTTTTGCCGCTCTTCCTCAGTCTCGCCTTGGCGTCATTTAGCGGTTTATTACTTTTAATCTTTGTAGAATTGCCTGGTTTAGCTACTCTAGCCGGGGCCTCTTTTGGTTTCCTAGATCTGGCTTTTTTAGTTTTACTAAATTGCCAGGCGTCTCTAAGAAGTAGAACAAGCCTACCGTCTGAGATTTGCGATAACTCTTCTGCGGTAAATCCAAGATCCTCTTTTGCATAAAGCGCCATACTTTGCGCCTCGTCCTGGGCCACCTTTACATCATTCCAAGAAGGTAATTTCTCAGAAATTAGTTTCTGGCCCTCTAAAATTTGCCTTTGTCTTTCGACTTGTTGGGCCTGGAGATCTTCTTGTTTAAGACGTTCCATTTCCGCGTCGGCAAACTTCAAAGTTTCTTGCATTTGATCCCATTTTCTTTTTTCCCTCATATATTCTTGAGGTTGGTTATCGATCAAATATTGCCAATCTGGCTCTTCTCGAAGGTTATTGTTAATCATAGCCTTCATTTTCGGTAATAGTTCGCTATATAGCGCCTTTTCCTCCGAGATCTCATTTAGCTTTGCGTTAAGATCCTGGCCCTGACTTTCCGTGACCTTCCTTAACTCCGCTAACTCTTGAGTTTTTCTCGTATAATCTTTTTGACGTGAGTATCCAGACTTTAATTCTTCGAGGGATACCTGGTAATCCTGGCCGTCAATTTTGACGGCATAGAGTTCCGGCTCCTCTTCTTCATCATCTTCCGTTTCTACTTCATCAGATTGCTCCTCGGTTTCTTCCTCGCCTTCCTCGAGAGTTTCCTCTTCCGGAATTTCTGACTCGGTTTCTTCCTCGGCTATCTCGGTTGCCTCCGTCTCCTGGACTTCTTGCTTTTCCTCTTCGGGGGTAAGAGCGTCTAGGAAAGCGTTTTCAACACTTTGTATTGGGGTTAGAGATCCATTCTCATTTTCGTTGTTGGACATATTCCACACTCCGTTTTCTGATTATAACACCGAACAATCTAGATTGTTCAATGCTACAAATTATTTTTTAAAAACATCATTGAAAGATTTAAAATCTTTCGACAATATTTTCCCTTTTTCGACGGCTATCCTTAAATGTTTTTCGATCTCTGGTAAGATCTTAATTGCCCGGTAAATGTTTTCTCGAGTTTCGAGATCCTTTGCCGGTGTTGTTTCCCAATTCTGTATTAACTGATTTTTGTAATCAGTAAAAGCCTTTTTAAAAACCTGGCTATTTAAAATCATTTCGGCCTCGTGGCCGTCCATTATGTCCTTTTGCTTATCCATTTAATATTTGATCCAATTTCTCTTCTAACTTGTCAAAACGAGAGAGTAATCTATCCATATCTCTTTCTAGATCTACTTTAGAGACATACTCTTTTGACACTTCTTCCCTGGTTTTATTAAGCAAAATATCAATCCGTTTTATTTCATTTACGTTCTGTCTAATGCCATATATCAATGGCGCATAAACCAAAGTAAGTATAACGTTCCAAATTAGCCAGGGCGACAATTCCATATCAATAACTCCAAATCGTAGGCCTAGATTTTTTCTTACTCATATCTAAATGAATAAACCTGGAATTACGATCTCCCTTCATATTAACTCCTATTCCTTGAAATTTAAGTTCTAAAGCCATACTCAAAATTTTATGGGCATTAGATCCAAAACACAATATATCGGCCGCTACGCCCTCGTTATGCGTTCCTGGAGCGCTTTTTTTTGCCTCTACCGGATGATCTTTACATCTATATCCAGAAGAGATCTTCATTGGTAGATCTACCTTGGATCTAAGTTCTTGCAGTTTGGCTACAAAATCAAGATCCATTTCGCATTTGCCGCAATGACGACAAGCGAATTCTTTTTCAGAAAAATTAGGAAACTCCCAGGTGTTCATATTCCGCTCCTAGATTTCCAAAGTATTCTCCGACGATATATAGATCCTTATTCATTATCCTTGCTTGTGCCTGGGCCTCTTCATAACTATTCGCTTTGACTATTGGCCCAGAAAATAAATGCTCGTCTCCTTGAGAGCAAACGCATACTATTTCTGATAAGTACATTTTCATCTAGGATCTATTATCTCTTTAGCTACTTTTGTTTTTTCTTTTAGTAAGTTTGATTTGTCATAGGATCTAAGGCCAGACATTCCTAACATAGCCATTAAGATTGTTGATAATTGAGTAAAATCAAATTCTGGAAGATCTACATTTATACCTGACAATCTTGCGGCCCATTCCGCCAGGGGCAAAATTATAAAATGAACGCCCAGGGCGATTGAACAGATCCAACCTACCGAGGGCCTCCACGAATTTTGAAACCAATTTTTAGATTTAGCGTCCTCTTTTAAGATCTCAATCTGGGCCATATTGGCTTGATGAAATAAAGTTTGTAATTCGTGATCTAGTTTTGCTTGTAGATCTTTATCCTTTACAAACTTACCGATAATATCCGACGCCGGTTTTATTAATTGTTCCAACATTACTTCTTTCCTTTTTTCTTTTTCTTATTTTTCTTTGGTGGCCTTCCACGTTTAGATCCATAAGTTCCGATACCTTTTGGCATTATTTCCTCCTTCTGGCTTTTACTTTTTTCCAAAGATCCGCGTCCGCTTTTCTTGCGCCCCCGGATCCACTCGCAAACGATCGCGCCCTGGCCAGGCCCCAAGATGTTGGAGTTTGTCCTGGACGAGATCCACTCGAAAAATACGCCCCTTTGCCTCTCTTCACAACCTGGCGAAGTATGCCAACGGGTACGTTGTATTGTTTCGAATATTTTTTAAGAGTAGTTTCGCTACTGCTACCGCTACTTTTTTTTCTTACTGCTTTTTTTGGCACTTTTGCTCCTCATTTTAGTAATTTTATTCATCATTGACGGCGTTAGCTTTCCTTTTTTGTATAACTTAGCCGTCTTTTTGATTTCGGCCTCCCTGGATTTTTTATTTTTTGCTCCAGATACATATTTTTTTGGAACACCTCCGGAAGTCTTAGGCACTTTTGCAAATTTTCTTTTTGCCCTGGTCTTTTTCATTTCTAATCCTCTTTTAAATTTCGATTGCATATTACCATTTCACTTTGTTGGCCCAATAAGCCGCGCTCATTTTGCCTTTTGCAATATTTTTTCCGTGCCTGGCCTTAAAAGATTTAGCGCGTTTTGTCATTTTACGATCTCCGGATACTCCTTGTTGGCCAAACCGGATAGTTTTGGTTTTGGATCCTTCTTTAGCCAATACAACGTGGCTTTTCGTTGGGTGTCCTGGCGTCCTTTTAGGTTTATTAAAACCTTTTAGGCCCAATCTTTTTAATCTTGGATCTCTTTTCGCCATTAGTGTAGCCAATTCTCCGAAATGCAATGAATTTTTACATCATCTGCATTTACAAAATAATTAAAAAAAACCAATTTCATCAAACTTTCGGCCTCCTCTAAACTATCGGCTTGAATTTCAGATCCAACATACAATCGATCATTTGCTACCGCCTCTAAGTGAAAAACTTTACTGCGGGATTTGTTGATCGCCAGGAGTATTTTGTCCAATTCCTCCTCCAAGTTTAGATCTTTGTCTGATTTCTTCTTTATCTCTTTCCAAGTACGCATTTATTTCCGCCATTGTTATTTGAGTTCCATATTTTGCATTTAACTCCATAATTTTTATGAGAGCGTCTGCGGACGCTTGATCTCGTTTGAAATCATCATCCATAAGAATTTTTAAACGATCGTTTTCTGCGTCAACGATTGCTTTTTGGGCCGTTGCTTTTGCCTTCTCGCCTTCCGCCATTGCTAATAATTCTTGAGGATCTGGTTTCATATCCTCTGGCGCCGGTGGACTAGGCTCTGGCACTTCGGTATTTATAAATTGTTGTGCGTCTTTGAAACCGGCTAACTCTATAAACTTACTCATAGCGTTTGCATATTGTTGACCGGAAACTAAAGGATTGCCTGGGCCTAATTCTTTCAAAATCATTTCTTGTTTTCCTAAAACATTCGCCAGGACGGCCGCTTTTTCGTCGTCACTATTTTTTGATATTGCGACGTTTACCTGGAGATCTTTATCGGTATCCCAAACTCTTGGATCTACCGGAATAAATTTATTATTTAATCTGAAAACATCTTCCTCATTTTGATTTCTAATAACCAGGTTATTTACAATTTTAAATAAAGGCTTGAGGCCCGTTTCTGCAAAATGACGACAAATTAATTCTATTCTTCCTTGCGCCGCGCTCATAGTTCCAACGACGGCCGCTTTTGTAGAAGATTGTAAAGCGTCTGCATTGAGGCCCATACTTGCTTTTGATATTCCCGTTCTCTCTTCCTTTACAGTATCCAGGTAATTTAAAACTCCAAAGGCCTCCTTGCCGACAAAAGGTGTCGTCAATGGTTGGATCTGGCCAGGCGCTCTTTGCCTTACCGGTTGCCCGATATCTGTATTCATTAGATCCTCTAAATTAACCTGGCCCTCGACTACTGCGTATCTTGGGAATATCGCGTGGCCTAAACTGTCCAGGCTATCTCTCATAATTTGAGATTTTGCGGCCTGGATTGGTTTTAGATAATCCGCCGGACAAGATCCTATAACTGTATGAGGCTCTGGATCCGGACAAAACATAACGATAGGTAAATGATCGCACGGCTCAACATCTAAAATATTACATCCTTCGCCAATCGTGCAGATCTTAATTTTTTCGTCGATACCGTCATTATCAAGATCATAATTTAGATAATGCTCGACGTAATATACCTCGTTGTTGTCTGGACGATCTGGCCCGGACATATCAGAAAACGGATTTCTTGCCTGGATCTCAATTTGTGTTTCTGGATCCATATAGTTTCCGCCTCCCGCAAACGAGGCAACCTCGTCATATTCGTATCCCATTTGTACTAATTCGCTAATTGTCATCATCCTTCTATGAGCGACATAACTTGCCGTCTCTATTGTCCTGGCGTCTCTAGCGATCAAGATCTCTTCCGGTGGGATTGCGTCAATACAAACTTTATTGTTGCGTCTTACTCTGCGGATCCTCATATCGTATCTAAGAGGGATCTCCTGGGTTATTTCTTTTTGTTCCTGGGGATCATAGATCTCCCTGGACATAGTTTCGCCTTTTTCTGATACGACCTCGATCTCTTCGTCCGCTAACAATGCGTCTCTTTGCGTAGGTGTAAGGCCCGTATATGAGTGATTTGTGACCGTAAGGCCTTCGTCGTAATACGCTTTTACAAAACCAGATTTTCTAACCAGGGCGTCTTTGAACGCGTTATACATAACCTGGAAACCATTATTTTTTTGTGAGATAACGTAATTTATATAATCTGTTTGTTGTTCTGCGACCTCAATATCTTCTGGCCCGTGCGGTATAAATTCAACAATTTTTTTAGATCCAAAAAAAGTACGCATTATGGACGGGAGCATAAACAATACGCTATCTCTTACGTCGGTTGATATATATTCTGATTGTAATTCGCTCGTCGCGTAAGGCTCAGATCCTAAATAATAATCTGTATTTTCAGATCTCTCGTTTCCTACTTGATCTATAAAATCCCTGGCGTCGTCCATTTCCGCCTTAATTATTCCGCTTAATTCTTGGGTGTCTATTTCTTGATCGTCTAGATCATAATCTTTTCCATACTTCGCCATATTTTTATCCTACTCTGTAAATTTTACTCTTTAACGGCCTACGAAAATTATAGCCCATAAAAGAATTATTTGCTCCTCCTCCAAAAGACGCGGCCGCACTTGCCATTGTCAAACATAATGCGTCTGCTTTGTCTGGAGATTTTATTCCTCGCCTCCTCATTTCATCCTTACTCTCAATCTTCAATTTTCCCGTTGAGGTGTATTTGTAGATTGGCGAGGTAAGTTCCGCGACTAAGCCGTCGTCATTGGGAATACGGACATCTCGCCCCGCCAACCAATCTCTTACTTGAAACCAAAGTTCGGCTCTCAAGTTCAAATAATTTTTTTTCGTCGAGGGCGCCTCTGAAACGTTTATTCCTCGTACCGGAAGATCTTGCTCCGCTAAACGATCGACAACACCGGCTCCGATACCGATAACATCAATCAAAATTTCTTGAGGCCGATTATTTATTTCATCCTCATATTTATTTTTGATCGCTCCGCATAATTGCATTAGATCCATTGAATTATAAGTCTGCATTTCAAGTATATGGTTTCCCTGGCGTACGCATAAAGCAGTTTTGTCGGATCCCGTTCTTGCTACATCCAGGCCCCAAACAATCGGAGCGGAGGCCGTCAACGCAACGTCTCGATCTACTGCGGATCTCACTATGTCCATTCCTATTACTGTATCGTCGTCGGCTCTAGGAAACTCTCCCATAACCTCTACTCGAGCAACGCTACTATCTTCTCCGTATTGCTCTAGCATTTTGTTAAATAATTCTTTGTCCGTTCCTTCTACGGTACGGCTATCGATCTGAGAAGTTTGCCAATAACTTTTAGCAGAATGAAAACTCTCATAAAACGGGCCAGAGTTTCGTCTTGGATTTGAAAAAGCAAACCAATATCTATCGGCCGTCGGCTCTGTAAAAAATCCCTCTGATACAGAATAGATTGGGCCAGGAATACCGGAGGCCTCATCCATTATCAAACAGATCCCATAATTACTATGCACACCGGCAAAAGCGTCCGGACTTTCCTCGCTCCATAATTGCGCCTGGGCGTAATAATATCCGGTGTCAATTTTAAGATCCTTTTTCAAGGCCTCTTCAAACCAGGCCGTTGGCCTGATTGTTGTTGCGGCTTTTTTAAACCAATATCCGTTGATTGATAAAGTAAGCCATTTTCCTAACTCGGCCCAAGTTCTAGATCTTAATTGTTGTTCGGTGTTTGCCGTGACGATTGTTGTAGATCCTAATCTGGTTGATAACATCCATAATATTATCCAGGCTACTAATGCAGACTTTCCTATTCCCCTTCCCGACGCTACGGCCTGGCGGAACATTTCTGGATCTAAATTCCCCTGGTTTCTTGCTATATGTCTCTCAAGATCTAATAAAATTTTTTCTTGCCACTTCCTTGGGCCTTTAAAACCTTCCAGGGGTGTTCCAGGCTTATCCCATTCAAAAATAAATTTTACAAATTTTAATGGACTATCTTTTATGCCAGGCGACCATACTGCGGCCATTAACTCTTTATCTAGATTACTGTTTTTCATATTCGTTTAACCTCTTTATCAATCCGACAAAATGTTTTGCGTCAACAACGACAAGCGGTAAAACTCTATTACGTTTTATTACAAGTAAAGGCTCGTATTCGTTTGAGTTATATTTTGCTTGTTCATATGACTTCCATACATTTACGGCCTCCTGGTTTTTACATTCAATCGAGTATGGAAATAATTTTCTGCTTTCGTCTCCAATAATTAGATCCTCTCCGCGAGATCCCATTGGCCTAGAAACAATATCTGTATTTGCCAGGCCCAATAGATCCATAAGCAACGTTCTAAACCATTGTTGTAATAATCTTCCTTTTTGTTTTGCGGATTGAGGTTTCATAGTAAGACTATTTCATAAAATAAAAAAAAATTAGTCATATAGTCGCAAGGCAAAGACCTAGGCGATTTTTTTTAGGGGGGGTGTTTTTCGCTAAAAAAACACCGGCCCCGTTCTGATTAAGATCTAGGTATAAATGGAGAGATTTTATTGATTGGATCTTAGTCATAAATCTTGGGCCTAATCTTCCTGGATCTTCTTTTTAGGATGTTGGCCAGGATCCTCCAGGCCCGTTATATCAACGCTCTCGCCTTCGATAATATTCGTGTTGTTATTTTGTTGGATCCTCGCATTAGCATTATCCAGGATCTCTCGTAAATTTATGTTGATCTCTGTTTCCTGGCGATCCGTCCATTCTCCCTGGCCGCCCTTATTTTTTAGCCAAAAGATCTGCGCTACGGTGTTTCCTTTGGCCGCATTTTGGAAAAGGGCGTTTACAATTTCTTTTTTACCGAGCGATTGCCCTCTTTTTAATGCGTCTTTTATTTCTGGTTTTTTACTTTCCCTTGTCCATACATCATATGAAATATCCAAGGTTTTACATATATCCATTATGCCAAGGCCAGACTTTGCGGCCTCAGTTATAGCTAAACAGTCTTGTTCGGTTAAGATCTTCATCTTACGTCCGGGTTTACCTTCTTGTCTTTTGATCTCTTTCATTGGATCTCCATTGCCAAAATTATAAACGATTTGCTATATATAAAACAGTTTGAGGATCGTACGCAATTTGCAATAGTTGTACTACATCAATTAAAATAGTCTTACTAACTTGAAGGAGGTAAATATGAATTCTCAAGTTTTATACAAAGTAGGATATTTTATGCCTGAGTTGAACGGATATATTTGGTGTCAGTTTCGTGATAAGCGCCTGGCAAAAGATAAAGCCGAGAGACTTAGAGCAAACGGATATCAAGTTCTCACTCAGAAAAAGACTTTTATTCATAAGGATCCATTATCAGATCTAGTGACCGAGGCTTAAATGTCTGAGGCATTATATGGAGAGAGAGACGAGCCATTGGCAATTCGTCGAGGAGATCGAGTACGCATAAAGAGATCTACTTTTTTTTGTACGGTACTCAATATTAAGGACGGAAAAGCGACACTTTATGACGACGAAGTATCCAGGATCCGTACTAAAAAAGAGCCTCTGAATAATCTATTAATAGTTGACTATTAATTAATAAGGCCAAGGCCCTATGTTTGTATTGACAGAATACATTGCCCTTCTTTGTCTGGAAAAAGAGGAGAGTTTATGAAGTACAAAAACCAGGAGCGATACAAACAAAAGAATATAGAAAATGGTTTAATCAAAACGACCGTTTGGATCCCCAAGCAATACAAACACGATTTAAGATCCTACGCCAAGGATCTAAGATCTAAACATAAAGATCTGCAATTAGGTTGGGAAAAGGATCCAGGACAAGAAATGGAGGCTAACCGTGAATATTGAAAACTTAAATTTATTGGCCCAGGATTTTTATGAGGCCCATAAAGACGATCTAGTAAACTCTGGAGAACAAGCAATCCCCTTACTATATGTTAAGTGTATGAATTATTTAGTACACGGCCAGGAAGGAGATCTCCCAATAGAGAGCAAGAATTTTTTAACATTGTTAGATCGTCATATTAGATATCAATTAAAAACCAGGATCGAAAAAGTTGAGGATCCTCTAGAAAATGGCAAAGGTATTTAAGAACGTCCAACACGAAAGCGTCACGGGAGCGCGAGGCAAGAAAACTTCTCAAGGATCCAGGAAAAACGTATCTATGTCTCATATGAATAAACACCGTAGAAGATCCTGGAAAAAATATAGAGGCCAAGGAAAATGAACGATATTAGTTTTGCGGCATTTACTAGGAATATGTATGCAGAGGCAATGAAAGAACGCAGAGCGTATTTAGAAAAAGAGATCTCGTATGAAGAATATATCCTCAATAATCTAGATTTTTTATATGAGCGATACCAGGTAAGAGAAACCTTAGATGATTAAGATTGGAGATAAATGTCACGCTAAGTTGCAGTTGCTATGGATCGACATAGCCGGAGACGCAACAACCGTTGGATCCGACGATTTTAATAAAATGAAATGTTGCGAGATCCATACTGATTGTTATCTGTACGATATCCAGGAATTAGACGGCCGTAAATATGTAAGGACGTTTGCCTCTTATCAAAAAAAAGACGATATAGGATTTGGAGATCGTAATGTTTATCCCCTGGAGGTATTCGATAAAACAAGCCAGGTAAAAATCAACAAAGCCTGGAAAGAAATGCAGAAGGTAAATGGTAAGATACAGTAAATATGGATATCCCAGAGAAGATCTCCAAACAGAAAAAGCAATGAAAGATCTAAAAAGAAAATTTGATCCGGCCGGGGATCCTGATCCGGAAGATCTAACAATAGACAACGCCTATAAAACTCGTTGGATCTATTATCATACGATCCTGGCGATCCTCCTCCTACTAACTAATATCAATCTTATAGCTATTCTCGCCGTCCTGGCGGCCCGTTTGTAGTTTCCCGCTCCTTCCCCCTACCTTTATTTTATTCTCCCTCCCTGGCCTTCTCCTGGCCTTCTAGAAGGCTTTATTCTCCCCCTCCTCCCCATACTTTGCTTTCGTACGCGCTACCGCTCCTGGATCTCGCCTAGTCTTAGGCGCGGCCTCTCAAGGGCGCCGCCTATATATGTTTATATATATGTCTATGTAGGAACGCATATTACCGCAGACGCGGCCCGTTCTGGCCCTATGAGGTATCAGATCCTCAGAATACAAAAAGGCCCCTTGCGGGGCCTTAATGTAGCTAGAGGTATTGCCTAACTAGATATATGCTCTAAATATTTCCTGGCCAGATCTACCTCTCTATCGGCGTCTGTAAGGACTTGTTTAGAGATCTTCTTTTCCAGGATCTCTTCCGGATCCATTCCTTCCAACAAACAATCTTCAAAGATCTCTCGCTCCCAATCATAAATGATAGCGTTTGTCGAAAATGACATATTGCCGATTGAGGGAGATCCTTCGCCGCGAAATGGAAGGCGCCATTCAAAGCCTTTATGCTCTGCAATGTATCGATCCATTAAGACGAAATGTTGTTCTAAGAAATGAATTGTCTCGGGATCCGAGATCTTCTTATCATTTACGCGCTCCATAAACAAAGCCAAAGGCGTAGGTTTATCGTTGCCCCTAAAAATACCTTGATCTCTAGGTACTTCATATATTTTGCGTTTAGTCATATTGTCTCCTGGCCATTGGCCGTTTAGTTAAACACAAATCTATTATAGTACGACTATCGAAAAGCGAGGCGGCACTACCTAAAAGTTCTAAGATTTTATTATTATAAAAATTATTATTTTTATTACGTCCAGGAAATCTCTCGATCTTCTGCTACAACCTCCAGGACACCGTTTCTCCTTACCATTGTTTTGATCTGCATATCGGCCTCAGAATTTGCTTTTACTACGGCCGCACGGATCACGGCCAGGCGGTTATATGGGATCCCTTGTTTCATACAAACTTCCTGGGCCGTATCTTCGTCG